CGACAGGCTACTTGGGAGTCGAACCCAAGCCGAAGAACGCCCGTTGCGGTGCCCGGCACCACGCAGCTTCGGGGGTGGCCTCGGCTGTTCACTAGCATGCGCATAAGGAATCTGTATCACAGATCATCAACTACTCTTATGCCGAAAAGTAGAAGAGCGAGCTTGTCTACTACCACTGATACACTCACCCACACATTCGACCCTTGGCAGTACGTTGCAAGCGGGGTCTCGGGTGTTACCCGATCAAGCGAAAGGCTTATCAAGTGTAACTCGTTCCGGGACAGCGATGTCATCATCGTCGAATGACTAAACAACGCCTCTTAAAGGCCCGGGAATGCCGTTATAGGATTTCCCTAAAACAAACTATCACATCTTAGTAAACCAATCCTTGAGAAGCTCAAGGTGTTGGGTAATTCTCCCAACTGAGAAGTGCCACGTGGTTGCAGACTCGTATGCAACTAGCTAAACACACTCGAGGCCGAAGCCAAGAAATCAACTTGCGTGCGAGTAGCAAGCAAGTCCACCTCAACCCACACACGAGATCCTAAATTTCTCTTAACTCGTCCAAAGAAAGACGGGTTCCGTCTGAGATTCACCCACTTCCATACTGCAGACCTCGTCATTTTCAGCATACGTCTGACCTTCGCACTTATTAAAGTGCCCAGGCCATACGGTAAGCATCCCATGCGAATCTTATCCATGGAAATGTCATCTGAGACACTCTTCGGGTTATAATTGGCGGTCCAAGCGTGATAAACACAAGCGTCCGACCAACGACGCTCCCACTCCTCTTTCATATCCGAAGACATCCAAGACGAGCTCACTTGTTTCCAACCTGGAGGAAGTGGTGTACCCACCACAGGCAACGGTCGCTCTTCTACTTGTTCAAGGTAGAAGAGTTCCCTGTACCAAAGACCTGTATCTTTGATAAGTTCCTCATCCACAGCTATTCCCAACCCACGAGTGAGAGACCGGCGACTCGCATGAATCGCCTTCTGGTTCTGGTTGATAAAAAGGCGATGAACAACGCGCTTCCTAATTCTTCCAAAACCAGGTCCCGATGAATAGAAACGACCATTCAACGAGACAATCTGCTCGGTTATACTTCCCTTGGGAAATATGGCACTAGACCTGAGGAAACCCACAAGTTTCGCACCACCTCTACACGACCAAAAGGGCGTGGAGTTAAGAGTAAAGGCCCTACGATGTAGGAACGTTTTTCCTTTACTCAAGGTTAACCCCCCTTTCACTACATTACGCTCCCAAGAAGCGTACTCCTCGGGCGTCGCACGAAAAACGATATCGTCGCCATTGATCCGCACCGGGACAGACTCCCGAGGGATCGAATACCGAAACGTAATGTAGTTTATGAGGCACAACATGGGAAAAGAAGTTAGCTGACCCATCAGCTGCCCCCTACGCTGAACGTAGGATCGACCATTTTCATCGATTAAAGTAGATGAATACGTCGAGATCGCGTGTTCCTTTATACCTGTTGGTACGGTATAACTGCGATCGAGTAGCGTTTCCAAAATTGCTACTTGGAGTTCCGAATTAAGATTGTCAGTGGCGCTTTCGTAGTCGCCACTCACAAAGAGCTCTCCTTCCACAGGGGAAAACTCCTTGAATCGATTCGGTTTTGCGTCTCCACGTAACAACCAAGGAAAATGGGAAAGGTGAGAGTACATAGCCTTGTGCAAAGGCCGTAGAGCATTATCGATACGGGGAGGGATCGCAATGATCCTCCACTTACCGCTAGTCTCTATAGCTTGTACTCTCGAAACCGAATGCTGGCTTCGGGCTGAGACCGAAGAGCTGAGAACGTAGTTGCAAAACTCACTACGTTGCCATCTCTTCTCGGCCAACAACCCTCTACAACCTCCTTCCTTCCGTCCTTGTTCAGAACAAGACGTAGTCGGGAGAGAGCTCGTAAGGGCCCTATCATTGTAGGTGCGATCCCACCCCACAGGAAAAAGCTTTCTCGTCAATTTCAAAGCGAACTTCAAAAAATCGGGGTCGGGTTTTTCCTGCGGACACGAAAGTGTCTCGCAATACTTTTCCACACTCGGTTTCTCCTTTGGAATAACCTTCCGAAAGAGAAATAAAGAATGACTCAGTCCGAACCTAGACTGAGCCGCAAGATGTTTCACCGCATCTTGCCACGGGTGGGAAGCGTCCTTTTCCACAAGTCCTTCGCAGAACTTGCTTAGTGACTTAAAACTTTCGAATTGAGGCCTTGTCAATGAGACTCCGTAAAGAGACTCTATGGCATCCACAAACGATTCGAATTTCGAAAGGACGTTTGAAAGTGAACTTACGCAACGATTATCGCGAGATGTCGTTTTACGCGCAAGTACCGGTAACATGTCCGGACCAAACATGTTAGGATCA